TTAGAAGATAGAAAGCATCACTACGAGTTAGCATTAAAAGCATTAAAAGGATAATATGTCTCAACCAAATTGGACTACACCTGCAGGCAGTATAGGATCATATCCAGCACTAGTATTATTATCTGTGCAGTTACTGGCTCAGCCGGTAGCACCTGCTGCAACCGTAACTTATACATTGATAAGCGGATCATTACCTGAGGGTTTGAGTTTATCCAATATTGGTTTAATATCAGGAACTCCTATAATAGTTATTAGCGATACGACTTATACATTTGTGGTTAGAGTTACAGACAATTTAGGAAACATAAGAGACAGAACATTTTCTATGATAATTTCAGGAGTAGCATCTCCTGAATTTACTACCCCTACTGGTAGTATATTAAATACTCCAGACAGTACATGGGTACAATTACCTATTGAATATAGTAATCCATTAAGTAACAATTTAGTTGCTATCAGAATAATACAAGGACAACTACCGCCAGGTTTAGAAATAAACACTAACGGACTGATACGAGGTTATGCTGAGCCACCAATTAATAATGTTAACTTGGGTGCGGTAAATACATCTATAACTTCTACAAATTCAAATATTATAACTTGTTTAAGTACTACTGGGTTTAGAATAGGAAGACCTATAATATTTTCAGGTACACCGTTTGGCGGTATAGTAGCATCGCAAACTTATTACATTAAAACTTTTGATGAATCTTCTTTTACTATATCAAATATTGTTGGAGGATCAACCGTTGTATTAAGTAATGACGTAGGATACATGACTGCTAGCCTACCTAACATATCAATAGGACAACCTACTACACGCACATATTCATTTACTGTAAAACTAGAAAGCTTATTAGGCAGTGACATAGAATCCTATAACATTACCGTAGTGAATCAAAATGCTCCCGAAGCAGAAGGTGGACCTAAACCTGCGAATTCCAGAGAGCCTACTATATACAACACTAGACCCCCTACATTTAATATAAATGAATCTACCCCTTACTATGGTTACTATGTATTACCACCAAACGAACAAGGTAATACCTATCTTCCTACAGAAGATGCTTATATAGGTAGTATTACCAGTGATAATATATTTTCGTTTAAGGTAATAGGTCATGACTTTGATAGCAATGTATTAACTTATACATTTGCAGACTTACCATCAGGACTAACAGCAAATAGTGCTACTGGCTGGATCACAGGCAATCCCGTAATAGCTAATAATTCTATAAGTGAATTTTCATTTAGTGTAGCGGTAGCTAAAGCTGGTAACCCAGCTATCACTACTCCTTCTTATAACTTTTCATATAGACTAGTTAACAATTTGATAGGTGATATATTCTGGATAACTCCTTCTGATTTAGGGCAAATAGAAAATAGTACAGTTAGTGTTTTAAGTGTAGTGGCAGAATCAGATGTAAACTTAGAATACAGATTAGTAAGCGGAACTCTTCCACCTAATTTGGTTTTGTTGTCTAACGGAGAAATTACTGGTACAGTAGCATATCAACCTACAGATACATTATTACCAGCAGGCGCTATTACTGACTTTACATTTGAGATAGAAGCGTTTTCTCCTCTATATTCAACGGTTGTTAACTCTACACGAACTTTTACTTTATCAGTGGTGCAGCAATATACACAGCCAACTGACACACTATACATTAAGTGTACACCAAGTATACAAGATAGAAATTTACTAAGAACTTTATTGAATGATACTACACTAATACCTGACAGTTATTTATATAGACCAACAGATTTAAATTTTGGTAAAGCAACTAGTGTTATATATGCTCATGCTTATGGAATATATGCTAATGATTTAGACGCATATGTAGCTGCGGTTACTAAAAATCATTATTGGAGAAATATTACATTAGGTGAATTAAATACCGCAGTAGCAAAGAATGATGCAGGCGAAGTTATATATGAAGTTGTATATAGTTCAGTAATTGATAACTTGATAAACCCTGAAGGTGTTAGTGTCAGTAAAGAAATAGTTTGGCCTAGACTTATAGATTTAAACTTAGGTCCATGGTATACAAGTGTTACTGATATTTATACTAGTTACATAAATGCACCAGTTGAGGGACAGTCTTGGCTAACACAAAATAATGAATATATTACCTCTGAGGATTTGTTCATTTTAGAAACTGAATCAGGTCAGCCCGGTTTTTATACTAGTTTAACTCCCGGATATGCAACCGTTTTATATCCTAACAGTTTACCTAATATGAGAGAACAAGTGGGGGAAGAATTAGGGCAAGAATATAATTTTAGACTGTATCCAAGATGGATGACTTCACAACAAGCGAATGGTAGCACATTAGGATTTACACCAGCTTGGGTTATTGCTTATTGTAAGCCAGGAACAACAACATTAAATGGTCAAACTGTAACTTACGGTGAGTATATCAAGTATCAAATAGAAAATAATTGGCAAGATCCTGTAACAAATTATAAATTTCAACTTAACGAAATTAACTTTAAGATAGATAGATTTACTGTAGATAAGAGTTTGACATATAACTATGATAATAATTTAAGTCCGGCTACGTGGATTGGATTACCAAGTGCGACTCCAGTACCAAATCCAGTGAATAGTAATGATTTTTATACACTATTTCCTAGAAAAACTATTTTACCCGATGAAACTCAGTACTAAATACTGTATAAATGAAATTAGGAATTAAGAATGAGCACAATTAATACCAATGGAATAAATGTAAACTATCCTATACCGGGAGAGAATAATTCTACTCAAGGTTTTAGAGATAACTTTGCATCTATCAAAACGAATTTAAATACTGCCGGAACAGAAATAACTGATCTTCAGAATAAAGTAGTTCTTAAAGCTGCGTTGAATGGTTCTACAATTAACAACGACATGGCTAATACTCTTATTAGCAATGCTTCTACTAGATCGTTTAGAGCTACTACTTATAATTTAGGTAATGCGTTATCAGGCACTGTTTTAGTTAACGTAGCACAAGCAGATGTACAATATGGTAATGTAGCAGGAAATGTAACATTACAGTTTGGTTCTTGGGCTCCCACTAACACAGAAAGTGCTATTACTTTGCGTTTAGGCATTAGTAATAGTAGTGCAGTTATAACATTTCCTAGTCAAGTAGTAGCATCAAATAATAATTTTGGTGGAACTATTTTAGAAAACTATGCAAACATAGCAAACGTAATTACAATTACAGCGCCGTACGATGTTGAGCAGTTAGAATTTAAACTAAGAACATTAGATTGCGGTAATACTATTACTATAGAACCTATGAATAGACCCTACCAGTCTACTCAAATTATAAAAAGAACTCCTCCAAGTACCGGCCAACAAGGTGACAAAGTAGGTACTGTTTGTATTGATACCGGTACAAGTCAGTTAGTTGTTACTGGTGCAAATACTGATCCTTATTTTACAACGTCAAGCACAACAACTCTGTATCCAGGATTATCAGTAACCTTTACAGGAACTAGTTTAGAAGCAAACGTTGTAGTAGGTAATACTTATTATATTAGAAACGTAGTAAACAGTACACGATTTACTGTATCTTCTACCGTAAGCGGATCAAATATTGCTATAGGTGCTAACGCTACAGGAACAGCAATGCTGTTAAATGCCGTACAGTATATGTATGTTGCTGTAGCAAATTACTCTGCAAATGCATTCAATAGAAATATAGCTAATACCACCTCTCCGAATATCATAACTGTAAGTGGATCAACAGCTAACTTAGAAGTAAATAATCCTATTATTTTCGCAGGTAATGCTTCGGGTAATACTGCTAACATAGAACTAGATACAGTATATTACATTAATTCAGTGTCAGGTAGTAATGTAACTATTAGTAAGACTAGATACAACGGTGTAGCAGGACCTGAATATACTAATATTACTACAGTTAGTTCTAATGTTGATATTGATTATACGGTATACGACGGACCAGATATTTTTAGAAGAACAACGTTGAATCCATTCTAATTATGGAACATCCATTTATAGTATCACTTACAGATAAAAATTTAGAAGAGCTCCAGAATACGTTATCCGATTTGTACGGTAAATTAAATTTTGCATACAGATCGGGTAATGGAGCATTGATCAGTCAAATACATATGGTTATAGAAAGTTATCGGACTGAATATAATAAAAGAATGGACGAAATGATCAAAAAGCAAAACATTAACGCTCAAATTAACATTGAAAAAGGTAGTAAGAGTTAACCTTTTTCATTGACATAAACTTACAATTAATATATCATCAATCAATGATTATTGATAACTTCGGTCAGCACATCTTTAACGAAAAAGACATATGTAATTTGTACATGACTGACCCTACTCGGCAGTTAAAATCATTACTTGTAAAAGAAGTAATTAACTTTGATTCAGAACTAGATTTACAAAAACTACCAGAACTTCTTGAATATCAAACCAGTGACCAAACTATTGAAGAATTTGACAACATAAGATCAACCGAATGGTTCATGCCTGAAGAATATAAAAATTTTGATATTGCTAAATGGATTTTAGAGCAATGCAAAACTGATGAAGAATTACAACGCGCAGGAGAAGAACTGATTATGTTTCAAGAACGAGACATGTTTATTCTTCTTCAATACTTAAAATATTTAGTAGACACTATGCGTAAACATAACATAGTATGGGGTGTAGGTAGAGGTAGTAGTATTGCTAGTTTTGTTTTATATCTAATAGGGATACATAGGATAAATAGTTTATACTATCAAATATCAATTAATGAGTTTTTAAAATAGGAGACTAATGATGACAAAGTATAGAACTGCAATGGGAAAGACGATAGACATGGCTTCACTAACCGCAAAAAATGAAAAGGTAAGAGCCGTAGGTAACATGAGTGTAAATGCTCGTGGAGACACGATTGATGCTCAAGGTAACGTAATAGTACCTGCTACAAAAAAAGTAAGTAATAATTATCAAAAAACTGTGGGTAATAGGTCAGCAAACGTAGTAAAACCCCAACCAAAAGCTAATAAACCTACACCTGAACTAACACCAGATGAAATTGAACTAGAACAATCTCTTGACGATGATATAGAAATAGAACAAATTAAAGCAAAAGAAAGGAAAAGTACTAAATGAAGATTAAACCAATACAAGGCAGAATAGTAGTTAAAGAAGTTGAAACAATAAAAAAGAGTGCAGGCGGTCTTATCTTAGCAGGCGCGGCAGCAGATAAACCTAATCAAGGTATCGTAATTGCTGTAGGTCCTGGAACTTATTTAGAAAATGGCACTTTTGTAGTACCCGGAGTTAATGAGGGTGACAAAGTTCTTTTCGTTCAAGGCGCGGGTCAAGTAGTAAAAGTAGAAGATCAAGAGTACCGCATTCTACAAGAAGATGAAATTTTGGCAATTATTAAGTAAGGATATTATGTTAACAGCTAAAAATACGAATGCTATTCAAGTAGAAGAGTTTTTACCTCTTAAAGATTCTGTAGTTGTTCATCAAATGGAATTTGGTGAAAGATTGAGTCATGCAGGTCTTATTCTTCCAAATGATGATATGAAAAATTCTGGTATCAGACCTCGTTGGGCTAGAGTTTATGCGATCGGTCCAGATCAAAAAGATTTAGAAGTCGGGAAATGGATTTATATCGCACACGGAAGATGGACTAGAGGTGTAAAGATTGAAGACGCTGAAGGTGTCCAAATTGTTCGCAAAGTAGACAATAAAGATATACTATTAGTAAGCGATGAAAAAGTTGAAGACTATAACATGAGTGATAAGGGAATCTAATGAAATTTTTTAAGAAATGGTTTGCAAATATGTGCCGTGAAGCGTGGGAAAATGCGCGTGAATACGAAAAAACAAGAGGGGATAGAC